AAAGAAAAAGGTCGGAACACTATGTAAACAATAAAGAGTTCCTTGCTGCTCTTATTAGATATCAAGAAGATATAGAAATAGCACGATTGCAAGACAAGCCTAAACCTGTCATTCCAAGGTACATAGGTGAGTGTTTCTTAAAGATTGCAAATCATTTATCATTCAAACCAAACTTTGTTAACTATATGTTCAAGGAGGACATGATTTCTGATGGTATAGAAAATTGTGTTCAATACATACATAATTTTAATCCTGAGAAATCCAAAAATCCTTTTGCTTACTTTACTCAGATCATACATTATGCATTTCTCCGTAGGATACAAAGGGAGAAACGCCAGTTAGAGATTAAGAATAAGATTATTGAGAAGTCTGGTTATAATGAAGTTTTTAATGATGATAATAAGATTGACGGATCTAATTATTCAGACTATAATTCAATCAAAGATGCTGTTCATTCTAAATTGCGTAATTAATGAAGATTGCAATCATAACTGATCAGCACTTCGGAGCAAGAAAAAACTCAAAACTTTTTCATGATTATTTTCTGAAGTTTTATAATGATGTATTCTTTCCTTTCTTAGAGAAAGAAGGAATTACTACGATTGTTGATATGGGAGATACTTTCGACAATCGAACAGGAATTAATTTTAGTGCATTAACATGGGCAAAGGATAATTATTTTGATCGACTCAAAGAATTGGGATGTACAGTTCATACTATAGTTGGTAATCATACAGCATATTACAAGAATACAAATGATATTAATGCTGTAGATTTGTTATTGAGAGAATATGATAATGTAAAAGTATACGCAGAAACAGAGGAGGTTAAGTTAGGAGATACAAAAGTTCTTTTTGTTCCTTGGATTAATAGTGAGAATAAAGAAAAAACTTTTAAGAAAGTTAATAAGAGTAATTGTAAAGTAGTAATGGGTCATTTGGAATTAAATGGATTCAAAGCTACTGCTGGACATGTTATGGAGCATGGAATGGCAACTACTCCATTTGATAGATTTGAGAAAGTATATTCGGGTCATTATCATTGTAGGTCTATTCAAGAACCTGTTCATTATCTTGGAAGTCCATATGAGTTCTTTTGGGGTGATGTAAATGATATAGAAAGAGGATTTCATGTATGGGATACAGATACTTTTGAACATACTCCTATAAACAATCCATATAGATTGCATCATATTGTTTATTATAAAGATACAGATTATCAATTGTTTGATGCTAGAGAATTAGAAAATAAGATTGTAAAGGTTATTGTTCGTCAGAAATCTGATATTACTAAGTTTGAAAAATTTATTGATAAGTTATATGCTTCTAATGTGGCAGAACTTAAGGTAGTAGAAAATTTTGCTATTCAAGAAGCAGAAGAGTTTGAAGCATTTGAATCTGAAGATACTATTTCTGTATTGAATAGGTATATTGAAGAAGCAGAAATTAAACTTGATAAGTCTAGAGTGCAGAAAGTTCTTCAAGAAATATACCAAGAAGCTTGTGAATTGGTTTGATGTATATTCTTACAGTCAATGGAAAAGAAAATGATGGGGCATATTCTGTTCAAGATGATGATGGAGAACACATTCTCTATCTTTTTGAGCAAGAGGATGATGCTCTTCGATATGCTATGATGCTAGAAGATGAGGGGAGTCCTGTAATGCACGTTATTGAAGTTGAAGATGAAGTCATGATAAAGACTTGTCAGATGCATGATTATAATTATGCAGTTATTACTCCGAATGACATTGTAATTCCACCTAATTCAGGACATGATATTATTTGAAAAAGTTCGTTGGAAGAATTTTTTATCAACTGGTAATCAATTCATTGAAATAAATTTTCAAACTGATGGAGAATCTAGATTTGCTAAAAATTCTACTACATTAATAGTAGGAACAAATGGTACTGGAAAGAGTACTATTCTAGATGCACTTACGTTTAGTTTGTTTAATAAACCATTTCGTAAGATTAGTAAAGGTCAGTTAGTTAATACAGTCAATGAAAAGGATTGTAGAGTTGAGGTAGAGTTTTCTATAGGAACTACTAGTTGGAAAGTTGTTAGATCTATTAAACCAAATACATTTGAGATATGGAGAGATGGAAATTTATTAGACCAATCTGCTTCTGCAAATGATCAGCAGAAGTGGTTGGAACTTAATGTTCTTAAGATGAACTATAAGTCATTTACTCAGATTGTTATTTTAGGTAGTAGTGCTTTTGTTCCATTCATGCAATTGACTGCATCTAATCGTAGAGAAGTAATTGAAGATCTTTTAGATATTAAGATCTTTTCCTCAATGAATGGTTTGATAAAAGATAAGATTAGATTGGTTAGAGAAGAAATTAAAACATATCAATTAAAGAAAGAGTCTTTGACTGATAAAGTAGAGATGCAAGAAAACTTTATTAATGAATTAGAAGAGCAGGGAAAGGTAAGAATAAATGATGATTATGGTAAGATCAAAACATTAAATATTGAAGTTGATACACACATAGAAAGTAACGAATTGATACAAGGTGATGTTGATGAACTACTTAAAGAACAAGAAAAAGTAACTGGTGCTACAGAAAAATTAAGGGAGTTAGGAACTCTGAAAGGTAAGATTTCTAATAAGGTAACAACCATTACCAAGGAGCATAAGTTCTTTACAAACAATACTGTTTGCCCTACATGTACCCAGTCTATTCAGGAGGACTTCAGAATAAATAAAATTGACGACGCTCAAACTAAAGCAAAGGAGTTGCAATCTGGTTATAAAGAACTAGAAGAAGCAATTAAAGAGGAAGAAGAGCGAGAGCGTCACTTTACCCACTTATCAAAGGAGATTACTAAACTCACACATGGCATTTCTAAAAACAATACTAGGATTTCTGGATGTCAACAGCAGATCAGAGATCTTGAATCGGAAATTCAAAAACTTACCGAACAACTTGCAGATAGAAATACTGAACATGAGAAGTTAACCACCTTTAAGGATAAATTAAAAACTACATACGACGAATTATCAACTAGGAAGGACACCATAAGCTATTATGATTTTGCATATAGCTTACTTAGAGACGGTGGAGTGAAGACCAAAATCATTAAGAAGTATCTACCGCTGATAAATCAGCAAGTCAATCGATATCTTCAGAAGATGGACTTCTACATCAACTTCACACTTGATGAGGAATTCAACGAAACCGTTCAGTCCCCAATCCATGAAGACTTTTCTTATGCTTCTTTCTCTGAAGGAGAGAAGATGAGGATCGACCTAGCACTCCTGTTTACTTGGAGAGAGGTTGCCCGAATGAAAAACTCTGTCAATACTAATCTTCTTATAATGGATGAGGTGTTTGATAGTTCTTTGGATGGTATGGGAACAGAAGAATTTTTAAAGATTATAAGGTTTGTAATTAAGGACACTAATATCTTTGTCATATCCCATAAACCTGATATGCATGATAAGTTTGAGAGTATGATAAGATTTGAGAAAGTGAAAGGGTTTAGTAGGATGGCAGAAGGGTGAGAATTATAAATGAAGCTCTTAACGAAGAATTATTTCAGAAGTGTAAGGAAGAATTAAAAAGTAAATTCAAGGAGAGATGTTGGTCTTCTAGTCTTGTTACTTGGCAACCACAATTAAAGCAAGGAATATCTGGAAGTTGTATGGTTGCTAATGTTTCTGATGAATTGGGTGAATTGATACATGAAGAGATAAGACCATATTTACCAGAACATGAAACGATAAGATGTAATTTTCATCTCTGGCAACCTTTATCTGGTATTGCAGAACATAATGATGGACATAGGAATTTTGGTGCAACCATATACTTAAATGAAGAATGGCCTGCAAATGCTGGTGGATGGTTTGTATGGGAGGATGAGGAAACAAAACAGAGTGGAATACATAAGGCACTTATTCCTACAAGGAATATGATGGTTCTTAATGATAACCATGAGAAACACTGGGTCACATCTATAGCAGCAACCCCACCAGATAACAGGTGTAGCATCCAGATATGGTGTTTTGACAAGCATGATATGATAGATACTATAGATCAGGATCATCCCAATGAAAGTCCCCAACTGGATCCATCATTCAAAGAAGGATCCCAAACGAAAACTTAAACCACAAGCATTACGTCAGGCAAAAGCAAGACGACAAGCACTCAAAAGGAAACTCCTCAAGGGTGCTTTTTTGATGCTAGGTATAAGTGCGTAGGCATAAATATTTGTTAATTCAAACCTTCTTTGTGTTGATCTTCTGACTAAATAATAGTAGACTTGAGGAGAACAAGATGTAACCAAACTTCAATGGTTATGGTGTTCAAATTAACAAAATGG